ATGGCTACATTTTCATTAGTAATTGTCCCAGCTAAAAAACTATCTGACGGGACTCATAAAATAAGAATCAGAGTAGCACACAACTCTGATACAAGATTCATCACAACAGAAATTGTCGTTCGTGAAAACGAATTTAAGAACGGAAAGATAGTTCAACGCCCGGACAAAGATTTCCTCAACATAAAATTGCAGGAATGGTATAACACGTACTTCAAACGCTATATAGAATTAGAGCATGCAGAATCGTTAACTTGCGCCCAATTAGTTAAGATGATAACAAACCCTATTAATGGCGAACGTAATCGCAAATTTGAGGATATCGTTGAAGAATTCCTCTCACAGATCGATGAGGATGATAGAGAAAAAACGCATAAACTTTATAAATTGGCCGCTAAACATTTTATTCGGTTTACTGGTCCAAGTACACTCATGGAACACATAACACCAATCCGGATTAATAACTATCTAACGCATTTAAGGAAGAGCAAACTCTCTCCTACCTCAATCAAAATCTATATTACACTATTGAAAGTGATAATAAACTATGCCATCAAGATGAGATACGTAGAATATAAGGTAGATCCATTTGTCACAGCTTCCATTCCTTCAGCTAAGAAAAGAGACACACATATCACAGTTGAACAACTAAAGATTATTAGAGATATGGTACCTAATCAATATAACGTATCAGTAGTTCGCGACATTTTCATGCTTACTTATTATTTAGCCGGCATGAACTTAGTTGATATGCTGGCTTACGACTTCCGGACCGACATTGTAGATTACATCAGAATCAAGACAAGGAATACTAAAGATGGTGACCGGTTGACTTCGTTTGCGATTCCTGATGAAGCAAAACCTCTCATCAAGAAATATATGAATAAGAATACCGGAAAGCTCGTATTTGGAAAGTATAAAACCTATGTATCCTGTTATAATACACTCACCCGGAAAATGAAAGTTCTGAAAACAGTAGCAGGCGTTACTCACAACTTAACATTATATTCAGCTCGCAAATCATTCGTTCAACATGGATACGACTTGGGAATTCCTCTTAGCACATTAGAATACTGTATCGGTCAGTCAATGAAAGAAGATCGTCCAATCTTCAATTATGTATCAATCATGAAAAAGCATGCTGATAAAGCGATACGCGAGATACTTGATAATCTGAAATAAAATAGTAACTTTGCAACATCAAGATAATACGGACATAATTCGGATTATTTTGGTTTGACTTGGTGAGGGGGTGGTTCCCCTCACTTTTTTTATATCCTCATCGAACTTTTTCAATCGTCAATAGTAATACCCTATGTAATCCTTCTGGAAATTTGTTGATTTGTGTGCTGTTGATTGGTGGGATTACAAACAAAGAGGTAGCTTCGGCTACCTCTCATTATTATTTTACTTCTCTATCAGTTCATTAGCTTCAAGTAATTCCTGTGCATCTTCCTTTAGATATATAGGAATAGAAACAATAATATCTTTCACACCAATATATTGGGCTAACACAGTACGATGTCTCCCATCAGAAATAATGAAAGATTTATTTTGTGATATGTCCCACATAGGTGGATCAACACATTCTTTATTCAACCATCTCTCTATAGTATTGGCAAATCTGGACTCATCGTGCCAAAATCCATCAAATTTTTTATTAAAGACCACATCATATAAATTGGTTGAATTCTTTATTAATTTATCAACATTACATTGCATAAAAATCCTATTTGAATACATAGGATGATTAATAGGTAGTTCCATTTTACGAACATCAGTTGCCCAAACAGGAACAATACTGTTCAATTCATCATCACTCATTTTTCGACATTTATTCCTTAATAAAATATCTTCTTCATCTAAATCTTCATCATCTGTTTTTTTCCAATCTTCCATAGTAATTATATTAATTCATTACAATAAATAGTGAGATTTTACTAAATCACAAAATATAACTAAAATTTAGAAAAGCCCCGTTCTAAAAATACGGGGCTACATTCTAACTAATAGTTTTCAGCTAATTTTTGAATAGCTTTTAGTCTTTCTTTTATAGCTGAAATTCTTTGTTTATCACCCGAAGAAGATAAAGATTTCAACTCATCTTTAAGTAACTCGGCTTGCTGCCTTTCAAGTTCCCTGGCATCTTCTTGGCTTATCGCTCCAAAGCCAGTAATCCTGTAATTGTCATGTTCCATACGAATAATTTTTTAAATTAAACATTTGTATTCCGAGCAAAAAATATGCCGGAACACATTTTCTTTGTATTCCGGCACGAAGGCACTTGTTTATACGGTGACAAATATATATATTATTTCCCAAATATTGTATTCTTTGCTATATAATTTTATCCGAAAAATGTATTTTCAATGAAATGGATATTTCTTTCTCAATTTATCCCACAGCCAACTTACAATTAACAAACCTATAATACAGCAATACACATTATCTTTATGCAAATCCCACCACGAAAGTTCTACTATATTTTCCTTCTGATTTAATATAGCATCAACCTTATTACTCAATGTATCTAACATGTTAGAGAGATGTTTTAGGGTAACAGATACTGTTTCATCAACTTCTGTTCTTTCCTGTTCTTGTTTGGATGCAGTAGTAGTACTTTCCTTCACTACGTGTTGTTTTCCGACAGAATCAGGAGCAGACAAATAAACAGTTTTATTTTCCAACTTTAGATTACTTAGCCGGTCATTTGTTATCTTCGTTTGCTTACTAACATCCGCTCGCAGTGATTGAATAACACTTTGAATGCGATTAAAATCATCAGAGTAGTCAATCTGCTTTTGAGTCTCAATGTTCCGAGACGCCTGGCAAGAAGAACATACAAGACAACAGACTATTACAGCCAGCAGACTAATTATAGCCGTTAGGCACATCTTAGCTAAATCTTTCATGGCTTTACAACTACATTACGTAAAAAGTTACTAAATTCACTCCTCACATCAAAACAAGGACACGCTTTGATATATTCAAGCGGTTCTACCTCTCCACTACCATCGAGATCAGGTGATGTATCCCGGTGCCCTAACAATTCAATGATAGGATACTCCTTACAGAGTTTTGCTACAAGATCACACAATGCGTTTTTTTGTGCATCCGTACGGGTGTCCTTTGCCTTTCCGTTCGCATCAAGTCCACCGATGTAGCAGATACCGACACTGTGTTTATTATAACTAATACCGGAAAACCCTTTCGTGTTACAATGTGCTCCGTCAATGGATAATGACCGACCGTTTTCTACGGTACCATCTAAATCTATCACGAAGTTATAACCAATCTGGCTGAACCCTCTTTGTTTGTGCATCAGGTCAATATCCTTTGCACGTATGTCCTGTCCGGCTTTCGTTGCCGAACAATGGATGATAATTGAATCAATTGTTTTCATATCTTTTCCTCCTTGTCTAATTCTCCTTCAATTCTGTCGATAATACTCTGCACATGTGCAGGTGTAGCTCGCTTAAATTCAAAACGTATCACATGATAGATGATACGGAATCCTTTGTTTTTAGGATATGCAATAATCAGATTTTTGAACGCATTCTGAAGATACACATAAGAGAACACATACGTTATAGTCTTGATTACCAATAATGAGTTCTCACCGTCTCCTATTAAGGTCATAAAGGAGAAAATCACCTCAATGATTATAAGATAGAGAACAAGTTCGACCAAGGCATTTTTAAACTTACCCCATTTGAAGTTTTTACAACGTATAATCGAAACACCATCAGCTCTCATTCCACACCAAATATTGAATCCAAACATTATAATCAAAGCTATAAGGAAACCTTTAGTCGGTGTTAAATAAGCAAGAAGAGAGCTGAACATCGAAACGAAAATAATTCGTATCTGGTCTACATTAAATAGCTCATATAACCATTTCATAATATTAATCATAAAGTTAAAGCTATCAATATTGAAAACACAGTAATCAGTCCTGGCAATAAGACAGTAGCTAATGCGTCAAGCCAGTCAAAGGCAAATCCACACTTCTTCTGAATGTACTCAACAATGATCGCAGCAATGGCAGTTGTCGTTAAAGAGACAATAGCAGATTTGCAGAAATCAATGTTTAATAGAAGAAAACAGAAGGCAAGCATCACAACAAAAACGAATACTCCAGCTTTTACATGTGCTGGCCGGTTAGACTGTAAAATCCAATCATACAATACTTTTATACTCATACTCAAAGCGTTTAATTATTAATAAAATATTCTGTATGAGACAAATGTATTGAGTATAGTAACCGGTTTGCCAAAAGTGAAAAATCTTGGAAAGTCATTTCCTTTTAATAAGCTATTTATTAACGACTTACAAAACGGACTAATTTTATAGGAAATAAAAAAGGTAGTCGAAAACCGGCTACCTTACATCTATCTATTAAGAAGAGACTTATTGATATAAACTTAGATCAACAGCATCTTTCTTTTTCCAACCAGCAGCTAATGTGCGCTGAACAAAAACCATTTCCTTAGTATAAAAGTCCGTCAGATTTTCCAAGGTATTAAATTCATAGTAGACAGGTTCATCATCTGTTCCAAATTTAAATCTTACTGGTAAAGAGGTACCGTCTGTCTGCACTGCAAGATCATAGGCTGATTTATAATTGAACTGGTTTTCCTGTGATAACCATACAGGTATGCCATTATAGGTAAATCCGGACATGATCTCGTTATTTATCTCCTGATTATACCAGTTAATAACCATAACCTTTACCTCCTCACTGGTAGGCTTATAAGAGAACTCCTCTTCCATATAGGAAGCATTTCCCTCTTGCTCACTTGGCTGTACATCCCAACGTACACGCCACTTATTTTTCACCGGATTTACACACTCAAAGAGCGATACACCGGAACTTCCTTCTACTCGTTTCATTAGCTAAATACATATTTTGTTCGACCTTTACCGAACGTCTCCGTCTTAATCGTTGTTTCAAACGGAAAACCATCCGGCATACTTGAAATTTGTTGGAGGATATTTTTCATTTCCTCCGAATTGGTGAAGAACTTCTTCATTTCACCATTTTGCTCAATTGAGACAATACAACGGTCTTCTCCCTGCTCTGTTTTAATACCCATTTCATAATCTTTCACTATGATAGGGAGATTTACCAATTCTCTTATGGAAACAACTGTGCCTGGAAAACGCTTCTTCCCGTCTTCCGGCTTGTAAGTGACGTTTAAATCTTTGAAACTTTTCATTTTTATGCCTGTTAATTTATAAAATAGATTCTTGCAATCGGCATGCTTTACCAAGCCATAAAAAGAGGCAATGAGTTCTTTACGACGTCTACGGCTTTTCACTTTATGAAGCCTACGAGCAAAGTTCTGTTTGTTCCTTTTGCGTACACGGGTATGATCCGGATAAATAACGAAGCCTAAGAAATCAATACCTTGCTTGGTTGGAAATACACGTTCAATCTTTTTAATCACAAGATTTATCTTAGCCACCTGCAGACACACAATATTACGCATCTTCCAAAGAACTTTTTTGCTCCCATTCAAAACACGCCCGTCGTCACAATACCGGAAATAGTGCTTCACGCCTTCCCGGTCCTTCAGGACATGGTCGATAAAAATGGATAACAGAAGATTACCAAGCCCCTGCGAACTTCTTAATCCTATGCTTATTCCCTTTTGCATCACGTCCACGAATCCGGAAAGTAGCTGAATGAGCTTATTATCCTTAAACACCTTATTAACACAGTATTTCATAAAATCATGATCAACATTCTCATAAAATTTACGAATATCAAAAGTGTAACAGAACTCTGTTCCTTGTGCATCATTCCCTATCGAATCACGTACATAACATAATAGATCGTGTGTACCACGTCCTTTTATAGATGCAGATGTAGTCCGGATAAAACGACCTCGCAAATGTTCATCTACAACTTTCATAATTGCATGCACAGCAACCCGTTCTTTCAAAGAAAAAATTTGGATGCGACGTAGTTTACCACCTTCAAAGACCTCCTTTTCAAAAAAATTACTAACTTTAAAACTGCCATTACGAATCCTTTCTGTCAATTCGTCAATGACTTCTTTTTTATGCGCAATAAGAGTTCTCCCTGAACGGCTGCGTTTACGTTTCCGACCTCGCAACACTGTCCAGAAAGACTCTTCCAT